TGGGTGTGCAAAATAAATTTTTACAATCCGTTGGAATAAGAGGGCAGATTGGCGATGTTCTTCCACAGGCTGGAACCAGAGATATTGGTACAGACGCTTCAACAAGAGCAGTTGATGAAGCGGTGACTAGGGGCAAAAGAGCTAAAGTTTGGGAAGCCATTATGGATCCAGATGAGTTAAATAACTTTGTTGACTTGGTTGAAATGATGCAAGCAATGAGTTTTATTTCTACTCGTTCCGCATCTCCAACAGAAGCTCTGCAAACATTAAGTAGAATTATAGAATCTGAAGGAGCTGGCATATTAAGCAAGTCTAAACAGCTTGCGCTTGGAACAATTAATCTTATTCCAAGATTGTTGACTAAGGGGCTTGATGATGTAACTGGAAAAGTAATGTCTGTTCAAAAAGAGTCTTATGAAGAGCTTTTAATTGAAGCGTTAATCAATCCTAAAAAAGCTGTTGAGCTCAGACAATTTCTGGACACAATAAATCCTGCGATGTATTTAGGATTGCAAACATTTATTAGAGGCGGTGATGAGGGGTTGGATAATTTATTAACCAGTATAGATGAAAGAAATGCAGCTATAAAAGCAGAGCAAGAAGAATTTAGTGATGAAAAGATACAGCAAGAATATGAACAACAACAATCAGATCAACAAAACTTACAAAGCCAAATACAAGACTTTGAGATGCCAGACATAGCAACACCAGCGTTTGAGCCAGATCTCAACCCAATGCAGTTAGCGTCAGCTACTATCCTTCCAGAAGAAAAGGATCGAGAGATAGCTATGCGACAGCTAGGTGGTATCGGAAGTCTCGTATAGGTCTTCGTCTGCACTGGCTTTAATGAAAGCGCCATCGACTTCAAAATTCATTTCATAACCCATCACAACATGCTTACCGATGTCGAGAATTATGTTCCTTGAGATTAAACGAAGCAATGCAACCTGATGGTGTAGCGTTAGTCGGCTAAACAAATCCAGTATTTCTTTAGGGTGTTCTATCTGGTAAGAAACAGATTCCTGCTTCTTTTTAAAGGCTTTGCCAAACATTAATTTGTCTCTTGTTGTTCTATCAACCCACCATGCGCTGTTTCAATGAGCACTTTGAGCTGATCTATCTTAGATCTTCTCTCAGCAACACAAATGTCTTGCAGCATGTTATAGGTATCTACATCTACCGCTAGGCTCTTGCGACCCTTTGGATATTTAACACTCGTCATCTCAGTATCAACTGATGTCATTTTTCTCTCCCAGATTATTTTTGGTTTAGAGAAGTATATACAAAATTGCACTTATTTACAAACAATTATTTGAGTAAATATATTTGTAAATAAATGTATAAATAGTTGTATAAATAGTTGTACTTCTTTATAAAAAAGTGTATATTATAGATGTGATGATAATTAATAACAAAAACAAAGGTGAAAAAATTATGGCTTTTATTAACGACATACTAGACCTGCACTGCCCAATTCTTAACTTTAACATTTTCGTTGGAGCTCCAATCGGAATCGTTTGGTTCGCTCTTATAACTCTGGGGGTGATCGGATGACTGACTATAGCGACATTTTAACTACAGATAATTACTCAAAAAAGCATGTTGTGATTGCATGGCACTTTGTTGGCTTTGACCACTATATAAAAACATTAAGTGAAATGTATGACATAAGCGTGAATGATTGGTATAAGGCTTGTCGAGAAAACAAAGATGTCAGAAATGAAATCTTAGGAAATTTCTTCAAGGAAATAAGAAGAATCCATAACGAAGGGGGTGGGTGATGAAAGAAATGAATGTTTATTTAATTATTAATACGGAAACTGGTGATTGGGCTGGGCGAGCTTCTTCTGATCCTAATGAGGTGTGGAACCACATGAAGGAAATAGAATCAACTACTTGGTATGGCGGTCTGGCTGTGATTGAAACCACTATTCCTTTTGATTTGATTGGTGAGCTCTTGGATGAAGCGGTGCATGAGGGGAGAGACACAAGAAATGTTATTGATCTTATTATGCCGACTAATTGGGAAGAGGCTGTCTGGGAGCCAGAAGGCTGGGCTGGAGATCCAGAACCACCAGAAGTGCCAGAGCACATTAAAAAACTAGATCCATTATATAACGAAGGGGGTGAGTGATGAAACTAATCACTAAAGAGATAGCTGCCAAACTATCAAAAAATATTGGCGATGCAAATGTTGATATGCCGTACTTAAAGTTGTTCAACCCGATGGGTGCAGCGACTTGGCTTATCAGTGAATACGATGAAGAGACTGGCAATCTCTTTGGATTGTGTGATCTTGGCATGGGTTTCCCAGAGCTTGGATCTGTCAGTCTACATGAGCTTGAATCAATAACTTTGCCGATGGGATTAACCATTGAACGAGACATATTCTTTGAGCCATCAAAAACTTTGGCTGGTTATGCTGATGATGCAAAGCTGGCTGGTCATATCAACGCTAGTTAAGTCCTAACAATCTGATCTGTCACATGGTATATTTATCGTGTGACAGATTATCGTTTAAAAAACTATTTGCTATCCATGCAATCGCATTGGGGTATTACCCATAGCACTTACAAAGCGGTCCAAGAGACTGTGCCCTTAATCACTAAGTTTACAGCCACGAAGGGCTTGCACAAAATGGAAAAAACTCCAGTGCATAAACACATCAAAAAAATACACCCAGACATTTATCGTATTCCATTGTTCAGAAGAAAGTTCTGCAAAATGATGTTGAACGAGATTGGTTATATGAATAAACATTTTTCATTTGAGCCCAATGAGCACGAAGATGAGCTCAGACAAATACCAGAGATAGTTTTAAAAGAAACCTGCCCAGAGATTTACAGAAACATGTGGTTTGTGGTGCAAACTGTTCTCAATCCAATCTTTATGGCTTTGTGGCAGCGACAATGTTCTTCGGTTTCTAGTGTGCAAATTGCCAACTACAATCTGGTTGATAAAAAACAGGGCGCTTGGCATCACGATGAAAGTGCAGATATGACAGTTGTGGTGCCACTCAATACTGGCAAATACAAAGGCGGTGGCACCGAGTTTCATAATTATGGTGTCGTTAATCCGATACCCACAGGACACGCTCTAATATTTCCCAGCTTTACCAACCTACATCGTGGTTTAGCGGTGGATCGTGGAGATCGTTACTTATTGGTGTTCTGGCTTTATGATAGATCTAGGGTAGATTACCTTTATGAAAATGCTTCACCATAAGTCGCCTAACTCAATGGTTTGTATTCCTTCAACATTGTAAGGATTGAAAGTATCATTCTTTTGAGCAACCAATAAAGTGTGTAGCGCCTGTTCATTCTTGGCTTGTCCATATTTCAATGCTTCTGCTGATAAGGTGTAAACGCCATGAGGATAAGGGTGTAGCTTTTCTTGAGCCAAGAAGAAAAATCCTTTGGCTGGCAGCCCCAGTGTCCTACAGGCATCAACATAAAGAGATGCTTGCATGTGATACCTAAACAGATTAACAGCGCTTCTAAAGCCCCTTGGTGAAGCATCACGACACGTTTTTAAATCCCAGACATATTCTCCATCGTACCAATCCAGTCTGGATTTGAATGGATGACCATGATACATGTAGCATAGGGTGAGCTCTACTTTGTCATTCTCATCAGGAATAAAGTCTTTGAGTGTTTCCCTTCTCTCCATGCAATCTTCATACATCTTGCTGGTAATTGGTGTTAAGTTGCCGACTTCTTCTAAAAACGCTGCGTATTCTTCTTTGCCAGCTTTGGTTCTCTTATTAATTTGTGGTTCAATAATAAATTCTTGATCGAAGTTCTCATGCTCTAAAAAACAAGTGTGTTGCACTCGACCTTCAAGTAGAGCTGGTGACTGCTTAAATCCTTTTTTGTGTTTCCATGAATAAGCACACCTATCAACATCTTTTAGGTCCGAGGCTCTCAGTGCCTCTATCTCGTTATATTCTTCAAAAGGTAATCCCTCATAAACGCCTTCTTTAAATTCCATTTTCTTCTCCTGTTGACATTAGAATGGCTCATCACAATAAATGTCAGTCTCTTCTTCACCAACCACTTCCAACAGACGATTTAAATACCACTGAGTTTTTTTGAGGTCGTTGTATCGGTCTGGCTTGCCTGTTACTTTGTTAATTTTATACTTGTGGCGATGTAAATATTTGTAAACTGTGCCGAGCAAATAAGCATGATAGTCGTCACCAAGCTGTTGCTTAATGTATTCTATTGATTCCATTGGCGCTTGCCGATAGTGTGGTGGTGAATTAATTAAGTCTTCTTTGTTTGAAACTGACTGCATCACATCTTTGAGTGTTTTCTTTCTATCTTCTTTACTCATATTATCTAACTCTTCCAGACCATTTTTCATTGGTTTTCTCATGGCAAGAGCAGTGGGAAAAGGTGATGATGATTAAAACCCACTGCTCCGCAATTAAAATGGAATATCATCATCAAAGTCTGGATCAACAACATCTTCTTCAACTGGTGTTGTGCCATCATTGGCAGCTAAATATTCATAACTGTCTTCGATCAGGTTTCTTTGCCACTGTGGTAATTCGGCAAAAATATCGCACATCGCTTTTGTTTCATCGCTGCTGTTGCCGTTAAACTCATTGCAATATATATCCAAGTCAAAAACAAACGCTGCATTAATTGTTTCAGTCCTTTTGAAGTTATCTGGTTTGAATATATTTTTTATACGAGCTTTGCCCTCGTCATTATGTTCAATATGAATGTTGGCTGGTACCCCAAGCATTTTACTGACATCAAATCCTTTTAATTCTTCTTCACTGAAAGGTTTGCCACGCCAAGTTACTAAGTCTTTATAGAATGTTGCGTTTTCATTAAGAGATGCGGTGTAAGAGCGACCAGTTGCAAATGGTCTACCATCTTCCATTAGCTCTTCTTGTGTTTC